TTAAAGAATGGAGTACCAAAGAAATGACGGTTAGTCTTATACGGAGAGAGCAAAGAGATTGCTCCAAGAAGGAGGTGGTGCCCAATGACGTCTGAAATTATCAGGATTAGTAACTCTGAAATTCAAACGTTTAAGTGAAGGACTGTAGACGTAGGTGGTGGCTGACATATTATCGTCGTCTGAAACCAAAGGTACAGAATTTCACAGGAGCGTTGGCTTTAGGGTCACGTATACACGAGGCTCTAGATCGTCACTACTCAACGGGGCAGGGCCTTCTAGAGGCTCACGCTGATCTAGTTAGAGACGACCTAAAAAAGATGAGCGACGGGTACAAGGACACTTCGTCCTTGGAAACTGAAGCCGATCTTGGACGCATAATGCTAGAAGGCTACCTCGAGTGGGTAGAAGAAGAAGGCATTGACGCGGAACTTGAGATGATTTCCACGGAAGAGATCCTTGAGCGCCCAATGCTTGACGGCAAGGTCATTCTGCAAGGAAAAATTGACATGCGTGTACGTCGAAAGCTCGATGGGGCTCGAATGATCCGTGACTTCAAGACCGTAGGTGGCTCTTTTGCTGACTTCGGCTCTATGGCGCACATGAACGAGCAGGTAAAAACTTACATGCTCCTAGATGAAGCTCAAGAGCAAGAAGGCGGCGAGAGAACAGATGGAGCTATCTTCACAATGCTTCGTAAGGTTAAGCGCGGTGCTTATGCTAAGCCACCGTTCTATGACCAGATTGAGGTCCGCCACAACAGATTCACGCTCCGTGCTTTTCTAGATCAATTAGAAGGCACGCTAACCGACATGCTGGAAGTACGTCAAGCGCTAGATGATGGCGGTAGTCACTACAGAAATGCATATCCAACACCAACTAAGGACTGCAAATGGAAGTGTCAGTTCTTTGCTAACTGTCCACTCTTTGATGATGGCTCTGCAGCAGAGGCAGCACTTACTGACTCATTTGAAGTTTCCGACCCTTATGGCTACTATGGCATAGGGGATAAGAAAGGCAACGAGTAGTCTACTCGCCAAGAAAGTACGAAAACGAAAGAAAGGATGTGAGTAATGTCTGACGTCGATCGCAGTTTAACAATTATGGTTTATGGCGAATCCAAGGTTGGAAAGTCCAGCTTTGCAGTCACGGCACCATACCCACGCCTAATGCTTGATGTTGAGGGTGGGCACAGATTCCTACCTGTAACTATCAAGTATTGGGATCCAATGACTGAAGAGCCGCCAGTGGCTGATGGAACTTGGGACACAGTGGTGGTCCAAGTCCGTGAGTACGATGTGGTCATGAAGACATTTCAATGGCTTCAGAGCGGTAAGCACCAGTTCAAGTCCCTAATCATTGACTCCATCTCGGAGTTGCAGGTTAAGTGCATGGACAACATTGCTGGCACAGAGCAAATGAAGATGCAACAGTGGGGCGAACTACTTCGCCACATGGGGGCGCTACTTCGTGACCTTCGTGACCTCACGATGCATCCAACTCAGCCCCTCGAGGCTGTAGTACTGACAGCTATGGCACGTAAGGGCCAAGACGGTGTATTCCGTCCGTACCTACAGGGTCAGCTAGCTATTCAGGCCCCCTATTTCTATGACATCCTCGGAGCACTCACAGTGGAGACGGAGCCAAATCCTGATCCAATGCAGCCCCCACATAAGGTAAGACGCATGTATGTTGAGCGGACACCTGAATGGGAAGCTGGAGAGCGTGTCCAGGGACGTCTAGGTAAGATAGTACAGCAGGGCGATCTAGGAATAGAGCGTATGCTGGACATGGTCTTCGGTGAAAAGAAGACCGATACAACAAAAACAAATGACAAATAAAAAGACAGATTAAGGAGTAATTAATGTCCTCAGTAAATTGGGCCGACCTAGTTCAACAGGCAGGCGATGTTGCAACAAGTACTAACTATGAGCCACTACCAGATGGTGACTACGAACTAAAAATTATCGAGGCTCAGGCTGTAGTTACCGCTAGCGGTAAGCCTATGTTTAAGGTAACAACCGAAGTTCAGGGCGGGGTCCATGCTCGCCGTCGCGTCTGGGATCAGCTAGTAGTAACCGCTGACAACCCTAAGGCCATGAATATGTTCTTCATGAAGACTAGCGCCATGGGCCTAGGTCGACCTTTCTGGGATGCCAATCCTACTAACGCTCAGGTTGAGCAGGCTCTTATGAGTCGGTCCTTCCGAGCAACCCTGGGAACTCGTAGCTACAACAACAACCTAAGCAACGAGATAAAGCGCTACTACCCAGCGCAGACGGCGAATGCTGCAGTTGGAGATGGTAGTACACCATTTGCTGCACCAACTCCGGCACCGGCACCAGCTCCGGCTGCTGCACCTGCACCAGCTCCGGCTGCGGCAGCACCAGTTGTAGCTGCTGCACCTGCACCTGCACCTGCACCTGCACCAGCGGCACCAGTTGAAAGCACTGAACCGTTCTAGTAATTAGTTGTTGCGGGGTACCTTCGGGTACCTCGCTTCACTTACAGGAGAGATATGAAGGTTCTATTTACAGGGATGGCAACATCTCATTGCATTCGTCCAGAAAACAGCACTTTCTTTACGCTACTTGCTGATGCAGTCGCTGAATTCGCTGACGTTACATGGGCAGTGCCCAAGTTGGACTGGACTAAAAAAGATTTAGATAAATTTGACGTTGTCATATTCGGGTTCATCCCCCCAACCTCGCTGAGTGCGAATAAAATTTACGGAGCAATGCACGCTCTTGGCATCATGTTTGAGTCACCTAAGCTGAAGTTGGTCATGGACAGCGCCCAGATGTGGCAGTACAAAAACAGCGTAGGAGCCGTAAAACGAGATGCATCCATGTTGTTTGGCAACTTCTACTCTAAGAGGGTAGATTACTCAATAGCAAAAGATTCCAGAAAGTACATAGACAGAGCTGTAGAGCATATGACCAACTCTGTCTGGCCAAAGACTTTGTATCCATCACTTCCTTGGCTTGATAAGGCTAAGGTTGCAACTATATTAGGGTTCATACCCGAAGATAAGTTAGTTGGCATAAGCCTAGACGCCATGCTTATAGACCCAGAACCAGCACGAATTGGACGCTCTGATGCATGGGCAGTGGAGAGTTTAAAGAGTACTTGGTTACAGCCGCTAGGAAGATTGCTGACATACCCTCAGAACTCCACCAAGTCGGGTAGGAAAACTAATGACGAGTACGCAATGACTATAGTGCGCAACAGTATTGGACTAATTATCCCCCCTCAGGAGCGTAAAATGGGTACTTGGTGGAATTACAGGATGTTCCAAGCCATGAACACCAGCACTCCTGTAAGCACTTACTGGCAGGATACATATAAATTTCACTCATCCTGGGCTGTGCTTGCATACCAGATTGAAGATATGACATCCGCTGAACGACAGGCTTTAGCTAAAGAACAGCGCGACTCTTACATTAGGGCAACACCGTTAAAAAGCGTTGCGATCAAACATCTAAAAGAAACACTGTTAGACTCTGAGAAGGAGAGGAAATAATGCCAGAAATGAATCGTGATTGGATACAAGAGCAGCTGGAGGCCGCGAAGGTTAAGGTGGGCTCCGGGAAAGCTATTATTAAACTATTAGAAGCCTGGGAGCAGGTACCGAAATTAAGTGATGCTATGACCGATGAGGTACTAGCAATCTTCCCCTTACTTGCTAAAGGACACGTCCTCAAAGTAGAAGAGACCGATGATGACTACATCTGGATCAGCTTGGAACCTGGAAAGATAAATGTTTCCGATGTAGTTCGGGTAAAAACTGATGCATTCACAGACAAGCTAGGCCCTATTCACAACGGGAGAGTGGGCACAGTGGCTGCAGTTAGATATGGTGACGTAATATTTAATGCAACTGATGGCAAGAGCCCAGTTTTAAACGGAGTGCACTATTCTCCATACAAACTTGAAAAGCGCTACAGAAAGCCGGAATAATGCGCACCAGTTTTGATCTAAAGATACTTGCAGAGACACTTCAAGAAGCGGAAGCACAAGCAATCTCTGCAATCGCCGGATTTTTGGCAGTTGACGTAGACACCGCTCGTGATAGCGTGAACATGGAGCTTAAGGTCTCTTATCCTAAGGCAGAGACTGTCCCCGAGATAGAAGGGGCTGCTGCGGCTCAGATATTTCAAGTTATAGCTTTTGCAAATCTTAAACAAGGTGTGAATAACCCCTTTTGGCATTAATACACTAAAACTGTAATCTACGGTAAAATTACACCGTTGTAATTCTGCTCAGTGTAGACTCCTTGTTATGAAGGATTCAAGAATTGGCGAGTCGTTGTGGTCTATATGGGACGGCGACGGATATGTCGCAGATAATGATGAAGCAACTGTCTACTTTACACAGGAACACATTGATGTTGAAGAAGACCTCATAAAACGTGCACTAGCGTCCTCAATACAGAGAGACGGTATATCCTACTCTCTTGGAGATAGCTTTAAGCTGGTAGATGCGTCCATAAAATCACATTTGTGGATAGGAACACTGGACCAGGAGATATACCCAGAGATTTGTAACTCAGCCGGGGAAACCCTCCTAGGAGCTACGCTAGATAATGTGGTTGAAGCGACATTCGTGGAGGTTCTTTCAGTTGATTGATAGCCCGGACTGGCACGAAGATGCCGAATGCTCTAAGCCCGAGAACACAGACAAAATAGACAACTTTTTTTCAAATAAGCCCGCTCAGCAATGGGAAGCTAAAAAACTCTGTGAAATTTGCCCCGTAAGAAAAGACTGCACCCAATGGGCACTAGACAATAAGCAGATTTGGGGCATTTGGGGCGGCCTCACCCCTAAGAAAATTCGTAGAACTCTTTCAGTTAACTGGGAGGGCCAAGAAATGCGTCATAAGCGGTTTCCGTTATGCCCGTATTGCAAGGCAAAGACAGAGCACTTAAAAACTGCGACTGTAGATCGCCCTGAGGGAGGCCGATGGGCAACTATGCGAGTAGTTGGCTGCGGAGTATGCAAGTTCACCTGGCAAAGTCGTACTAGTGCCAATGCTGTTGATGCTTTTCACGTATTAGAGGCTAAGAATCAGCAAAAGCGCGATAGTAACTAACATTCGTCTTTAGACGTTCATTCTCTGGGTCAAGCTTTAAGGCCTGCTCACCGTATTCCAACGCTTTCTCGGTCTTTTTAAGCTGATGCGCTGAAATTGCTGCCAAGTCAAAAGGAAGAGCTGCCCAAGCAAAATCTTCGCAAAGATAGTCAAGAGGCTTTTCCTTTATTTCTAGAGCTTTTGTCGCCATTTCATGACATTTAGGCCAGTTACTGGTTTTATAATAGTGCGTTGCTAATTCTGTCAATGATTCCCTGCGACCGGGGGACTGCTTTATCGCCGAAAGCAGCCATTCTTCTGCTTTTTCAGGCTCTAGCTTAGCTAGGTATCTCATGGATGCTGCACGCTCTGGAGGCCAAACGGCCTTAGGCAGACTGAGGTGCCTTTTAAACTCTGCTATGGCCTTTTCTCTGTGATTATAGAAAAAGAGCTCTCTGGCATAATAAAAAGCATTGCGATCATCATCCGGGCCCTCTGCCACTGCCATGGCTAGCAGTGGAAAATACTGCGACCGTGTCTTTGTATTATCTGGGTGGTGGTGTATCTCTAGCCCTACCCAACCCTGAACTTCCTTAGTTTCGCCATAAGTCTTCAAGACTTCATGTACCGGGTGGGACCAGCGGTAGCCTAGGCGAGAGTGTATCTTATCCCCGCCATACTGGAGCCCTGGGGCTGTCTCAGCGTCATTCTTCCAGTTCCAAGTGTACTGATACCTTGGGCGCGTCCAGCCCTGCTGTAGGGCCTTCTCGAGCTCCTCACGCCATCCGGGTAGAAGTACCTCATCCATGTCTAAAGCAATACAGTAGTCAACATCATCAGGAATAGCTACAAGAGACGCATTACGTGCATCCTCGAAACGCCAAGGACGAACTCTTACGTCTATTACGTTGATTCCAAGCTTTTTGGCTACTTTTACGGTATTATCCGTACTTCCGGTATCTGCAATTAAGAGGTAATCGGCGTCTTTTGCGCTTTCATGCCATCTTTTGACAAAACTCTCTTCATTGAGCGCAATTGTATAAACTGCTACTTTCATGATTTTAGACTTCACCCTTGACAGCCAAAACGCTGATAAATTCTCGTGGCTCGAAGTCTCCACCGATAACGGCAGTCAGCAATCCGGGCTTTGACTCCATTCCGCTACGATCACGGAACCATTCGCTTCCGGGGTCT